TTAGCAGACGGGGACGCGGACATTGTTGCAGGAATAGCACAATCCGAGAAACTTGCAGCAGATACTACTCAAACTTCTGTAGCAATTTATAGGGGTGGAATATTTAGAGTTACTTGCTCGGGTTCGATTAGTTCAGGAGCTCCTGTTGTAACTGCAGGAAGCACAGGCGGAGCAAATTATGTATCAACAGCAGCCGCAGACGCAGAACATATTTTAGGAATAATGTTGGAAGACGCAACTGATGGTCAGACTAAATTGATGGAACTTCGACCAGCTTCGATTGAATTAGCATAATGGTAGAAACAGCAGGACAAGCATTAATTAGAGACATTGATATTACCAAAGGCGCAATGGCAGAGTTCGAGGAAGCCTTAATTTTTAAATCATTAATTTCAAGTGCTCCAACAAAGTCGAGAGAGATTAAGTATTGGGTAAAGACTTCGGGATATTTAACATTAACAGCCCCAGCAAAATTATCTAATATTGCTCCTGGAGCAAGACCATTCGTGGCAGAGACCTCATGGACTCCTACTACGGTTTATTCTATAAAATATATGCTTGACTCTCCTATGATTAACATGGAAGATGAGAGTGACTCTGAAGTGCAGGTATTTAGAGACAACGCAAAGGATGTTGTGGAAGCAATAGCAAATGATGTTGATGGGGATATTTGGGATGTTATTAGTGAGAACCAATCCGCAGACCTTATTAATGCTGTAGCAGCAAACGCCCCTTGGGCAGCAGCAAGCGGACAAGACCCATTCGAAGATATTATGCAATCAAAGATGGAGATAAGACAACAGACAAAGAGAAGCATAAGGAATGGAGTATTATTGTTAAACGCACAAGGAGAGAAAGACTTATTGGTATGGCTTGTTTCTACAAAAGGCTCAAGTGTTCCAAACTTTGCAAGTGAGAAAGTAGGAACTGGAACGATTGATAACTTCGCTGGATTGAAGGTTGTTGTTTCCGAGAATGTAACTGCTACGTTTGCATTTGTTGGAGATTTAAAACAGGCTGCTGAATATAGAACATTCAAACCATTGCAGACATGGATAATTTCAGAGGAAGGAATTGGTAGGAAGATAAGAGTTTCAATGAATGGAAAGGCTATATTGAAGAAACCTAAATTCTGCGCCTTAATTACTGGAGTTGCTTAATATGTCGGAAGAAGTTAATAAGAGGTTATTTGCACATTATACTAATTTATCTAATGGGAACTATAAGAGTGGTAATTCTGTCCAAGACGAATTGGTTGCCTCTGACGCAAAGAAACATTTAGCAGATTTAATAAAGAAAAATCCATCTCTTGTTGAAGTCGAGGAAGTTGTTGAGGAAGTTGAGGAAGTTAAGGAATCTAAATCTAAGGGTAAGAAATAATGGGAGAGAATGTTAACGATAAGAAATCAAGCACATCTGTTGCGGAAGGAGCATTTGTTGAAAATTCTGGGGGAACTGCTGTAAATGTTGATAGCACCTTTAGAGGATATACATTACAACAAATTGCAGAGGCATTAAATCTTGCAGGAGTTATAGCATAATGGGATTAGGAGATGTAACAAGCACATACGAGGGAACGTTTGCTGCGGCCGATGCTGCATTATTAACAGAGTTAGATACATTAACCACAGGAGCGGCCACAGCAGGAGCAGATATTAAGAGTATTGTCATGGTCCCAACTGGTGGAGGAGATAGCAGGGTTCATGTATTCACTATTACAAGGGCGGCTGCATAATGGTAGAACACGAATTTAAGGCTAAAGAAGATAAGAACGGGGAACTCACCATCATGCCTAATATTGAGAGAAAGGGAAATGATGTGATTGTTCACATGCCCTCGATGGAAATGATAGGAAAATTTAAGTTACAAAATGGCAAGCGGAATATACAACAGATTTAAAGCGAACATCTTTAATAAGATAGTAGACCTTGAAGGCGATACTATCAACGTCTCCTTATATAATAATTCACACTCCTTCACAGCCACGGATACGGTTTACACTACTACCAACGAACTTGCAACTACTGGAGGCTATACCCAAGGGGGAGTGGCTTTGGCAAGTAAGGCAGTAACGGAAGCAGCCACAACTAAATGGGACGCAGCAGACAGCACATGGACATCCGCTACTTTTTCTGCCTACCACGCAGTAATTTGGGACGATAGTGTGGGGACAGATGACCTAATATGTTCCATTGATTTTGGTGGTGTGCAAACAGTGACCGCAGGGACTTTTACAATCCAGTGGCACGCTGACGGCATCATTACTCTTGCATAATTCTTATGGCTTTAACAACTGACTTAATTTCTTACTATAAGCTTGATGACAACTTAGCAACTACTGCTGTGTTAGACGCTCATGGTTCTAATGATGGTGTTTGCACAGTTAATACTAATACGATTGATGTAGATGGAATTATTGAAACAAGTTTAAATTTTAATGGAACTTCTACTAAAGTAAATATAGCAGATGGAGGGGATTTATCTTTTACTCCTGGAACTGATAGTTATTCTATTTCTGGTTGGTTTTATAGAGATGAAGCTGGTGTTCGGCATGTTGCTTATTCTGATGGAATACAAGCAGAAAGTTCTTATTATATGAGGTTTAACAGTGCTAATACAATTACAATATGGGCACAAGATGGAGGCGTTGTACTTTTTGCCATAACTACAACAGCAACAGTTCCAGCTACAACGTGGACACATGTTGTTTTGACGGTTAGTACAACTAATGTAAAATTATATTTAAATGGTGTTTATGTTGGAACTGACACGGTGGACGCTGGAACTCCAACTTCTGATGGTGTTGTTATTGGTTCTTCTGGAGATGCTGTTCAGTCAGAATTTGATGGCAGAATAGATGAATTAGGAATTTGGGAAAGAGTATTAACAGATGGAGGAATTGATATTGATGAAACAGCAACAGGAGAAATTGCAGAATTGTATAACAGCGGAAGTGGTTTTGCTTATCCGTTTACAGTAGATAAGACCATAGAACCCTCAACACAAACATTATCTTTATCGGGAGAAACAAGTAAAGCAATAGTATTGGATAGTCCTTTGTCATTAAGCACTTCATTGACAGGAATGGCACCCGTGCCAGCAATAATAATCTTTCCCTCTACATTAGAATTAACATCAGTGGGGAATGACCCCCCTATTCTCCAAGAGCCCGACACACTAATATTAAAGTTATTATTTAAAACTCCCTCATTAAATATTCTTGACAACACGAATAGAAATCCCAACTATGGAACCAAGTCCACAAAAATTATTTCTAACTTGGACATCCCCGACGGGATAGGAGGAGTTATGAATCTACTCCCACAGGATTATTCAAACGTGTTAAGTAAAAAGAGAGTTGGACTGGGGATGCTTTAGAGTGTTGGGTTAGATGCACGTCGGCAGAGGCGAAAGATGTAATTTTTGACCACGTGAGTATTCTGGCAGTTGGAATCGGCGGATAGTATTAATAGATACATTTAAATACTAAGTTAGTTAGTAATATGTATGGAAATAAACGGACACGATGAAATAACTGGCGAGGAAATCGACAGAGCCCACGACGATATAACTGGACAACTACAAGAGGAGTTTTGCAACTGATGAAAAACCTAAACATGATGTTCACAATGAAAGAGTATGAGTTGATGTTGAAAGTTAAGAAGAAGTTGAACATCACTTGGAAAGATTTATTTTTAAGACTTGTAAGGGGGGTGAGAAAATGAAAATATTTAAAGAAGATTTAGTTTTGACAGAAGACACAACTTTCGATGAATCAATTGAGGTTGAGGGAAATATCACAGGAAGATTTGATCTAAAAGTTGCGGGGAATATTGTTGCGGGGGATATTGTTGCAAATGATATTGTTGCGAGGAATATTGATGCGTGGGATATTGATGCGTGGAATATTGATGCGGGGGATATTGTTGCAAATGATATTGTTGCGGGGAATATTGTTGCGAGGAATATTGTTGCGAGGAATATTGTTGCGAGGAATATTGTTGCGTATGCGTTTATTATTGCCTACTCTGCTTTCAAATGCAATTCGTGGAAATGTAGACGAGAGAATGGTTTTGCGAGGTGTCTTGACGGAGTAATTGAAATAAAACAAGACAAAGTCTGTTCTAAATGTGGTCATAAATTAACATGAAAATAATTGAATGTAAACCAATCATGGACAATAAGGCTCACGCTGTTAAGTTTGATAATGGAACAGAAGCAACTGCATGGGGAGATAAGATTGACGCGGGACAACTAATGCAGGCTTTCGCAAGTCAGGCAGAAGTGGAAGTTGAGTTAAAAGCATATACTTCAAAGGCAGGCAAGCAGGGAACTAATTTAATGAGTTTTAAATATGTTAATCCAGTAGCTTGTGCTGACATGCCAATAGAAATGGTAAAAACTGGAAAAATACCTAGTCCTATTCCTAGTCCTATTCCTAGCTTAATGACAGAGAAAGAGGCGTCTATAATTGGACAAGTAATGGTTAAGGCTGCATGTTATGGTCGGAATGATGTGACAATCCAAATGGCTTTAGACATGTATCACGAGGCTGTTTTGTCGTTAGAACAAAATGGATGAAACCTTTTTAGCGAAATGTATGAAAAATGCAAGTTCTATACATGTAGCAATTCCTAGAATAATCTACGAAAAATTAGAAATAAAAGTTGGAGATATAATTAGAGTTTCCATTAGGAAAGACAATGAATGAAACCTTTAAAGAAATTGTCCAAAAAGGCAAGGAAGTTCTTACGAGAGCGGGCTTGTTACATGCGAAGTTCGTCGAAGTGGAAAAAGTCAAATGTAAGAAAGGAATAAGTTTATTTTATTAAAACTCAATTTGAGGATAATGCGAGAGGGAGCCTTTTGGTTGGGGCTAATAGGCGGCTCGAGTAACGACCTATTGAGCAGGTTCAAATCCTGCCTCTCGCTTTGGGTATAAACGTTGGGTTGCTTCCCAACACCCCTTGTAGCTGACACTCGGAAAGACGAGAATGTGGGTGCCTGATTAGCTTAATGACGGTGTAGGGGTTGAAGCCGAACCGGAGCCCACATTTTATAATCATGGTAAAATTATGTATGAAATGCAAAAAAGCAATAGGAAGCTTCAAAGAAAAAGGAATACATTGGGGAGTTTGTTATAGTTGTGAGCAAAAAAGCTTAACTTCACTCGCAGATGAAAGAATTGGATTTAATCTCAGTGAAAAACAGAGAAGAGTTAGAAGAGAAATGCAAAAATATATGGAGGATTTACAGGCTTAAAAGCCCACATTTTATAATCATGGCATACGAAACAAGAGATATTAAACTGGAAATGATAAGGCGGGCAGTTGAGGAAGCCAATAAATATTGTCTACCGGCCTTGAAAGAGGCAATTATAATTGAGTGTTCGAAGCATTGGGGATTGAGGAGACAAAGTGCTATGGAGTTGATTAATGAGTTGGTATATCAACAGGCAATCGTAATTGATGGGAATGATGTCTGGCTGTTTGATAGATATGAGAAGATTAAGGACGCACGGAGTTTGGACTTTTTAGGAATGAAAGATATTAACGAACAAAACTATCAATATCAATTAAAGCATTTATTAACATTAATGTTGATTGCTGGCGTTCTTTGTTTATAAATTCACACACACAGACCTTTTTATTTTGACCCTAACTAAAAACATCTTCGCTGAAGTGTGTTTTTAAGCGCTCTTCTCACTGCCTATTTCGGCTTCACAAACGAAAACAAGCTTTTTTAGTAACAAGCTATATCTTATATATTTGATGTTGTGTGTGTAACCATTTCTTGTCCATCATAATAAGAGGAAGAGAATGAATAGAGGGTTTCACCGAGGTTTCATTCAATTACGAAAGCAGTACCAGCGTTATGTAGACAGCCCTATTCCTTAAGTTCTTTAGACTCTTCTTTAATATGTAACTTAGAATTACAGACATCACAATAATCTCCTTCTTGGTCTCTTGCTCCACATTGACATCTCATTGATTAATTAATAGATATTTCTTTATAAAGAAGTATATACTCCAGTTTCCAAAAGTTCGCACAATCCACAAAAGTTCGCACAATCCACATATATAGACTTACATACCGCCCTCACAGACTGAAGCCAAGCATATATAAACAATGTTCCCTTTAAAAATCTACGATTTTTACACTCACTTGTTCCCGCATGGCTCAGTTTAGGCTGTTCGTGGCGGATTTGGCTCATTTCCACAGGAAATGGCACGGCTAACCTCTGTTTCTTATGGAACTTATGCAGTTCCACAGGAAGCCGAAATTCGAACCTTCATTTCCTATGGAGAGCGACGTTGTAAGTTTAGGGGGGGAAAGGGGGGGTCCTCCCCCAGAGATTTTTTAGAATATTTTAAAAAGGCCGTTTGGCTGGCTATTGCATGAAGAGCACTACGTCGGACCGCAAATGGTCGGCAAGAATAAGAGAGCGTGATGGACAATGCGCAATATGTGGCGCAAAGGATAAGAGACTTAATGCACACCACCTCGTCCCAAGACAATTTGAGAAATACAGATTAGATATGGATAACGGAATAACCCTCTGCGTTACACACCACACCTTTGGGAAATGGTCTGCTCATAAAAATCCCCTTTGGTTCTATGAATGGATGTTACATAATAGATCCGAACAACTTGGACTTGCGATTAGTAGATTAATGGAGATTGAAAATGAGATATGACCCTTGGCAGATGGAAGTAATAGAGGATGTTTCAAAATATATTTTAATTTGTAAAGGAAGACAAATAGGTGGAACGACAGTCTTTGCTCAAAAGGCAAAGGATAGAATGAAAGAAAAGAAAACAAGTTTGTTGGTTGGTTCTATTACAGAAGAACAAGCAAAGTTGGTTATTCTAATGGTTAAGGGCCTTTTTGTAGGAGAAGATAAGAAATTAATGGCAAAAGGGACGGGCAAGAACACCTTAACACAAATAACCCTCACTAATGGGTCAATATTAAGAAGTAGACCAGTAGGGACGATGGGGGATGCTTTCAGAGGATTTACGGCCGACATAAATTGGTTTAATGAGGCTTCCAAGTGGCCAGAACTTGCATTTATCGCAATAATGCCGACATTGATGACAACAGGCGGGGATATTTGGATGGATTCAACTCCATTTGGAAAATTCATCGACGGAACAACAAAAAAGACATTCTTCTTCAAGTGTTTCGAGAATTTAGATGAGAGATGGAAGGTATTTTATAAAACAAGTCCAGAGGTTATCAATGAAAGAGAATTTACAAAGGAGTGGACGAAGGAAAGAAAAGAGGCTTCCCTCAAATTCCTCGCAGACCAAGAGGCCACTTTAGATAAATTACAATTTGCACAGGAATATTTAGGACAATTTATGGACGAAGTAAGCCAATGGTTCCCCGACGATTTAATTATAAGTTGTATGGACCAACAAAGACCAAACACAATAGTCAAAGATAGAACATATTATCTTGGTGTGGATGTTGCCAGAATGGGAGAGGACGAGAGCACGTTTGAAATCTTTGAGTTGAGAGGAGAGCACTTATTCCAAGTAGAAAATCAAATCACAACAAAAACACTCCTGTCCCAAACCACAGAACACATAAAGGAACTCGACGTCCTTTATGACTTTTCTTACATCTTCATAGACAGCGGTGGTATTGGGGCAGGGGTATTCGATTACTTAATTACCGACGATGACCTCAAACATAAGGCAATAGCGATTGACAACAGCAAACAGATTTTAGACAAGGACGGCAAGGGGCGTAAGTTACAGAAGACAGTAAAATACTCTTACTTAAAGATGTTAATGGAGACAGGTAAGTTACATTTGTTGGACAACCCAGGTATATTCCAATCCTACAAGTCTGTCCAATATGCCTATACTAACGACTCATTAGGGACGAGACACTTAAAGATATTCGGAAATTATACTCATATTGTCGAAGGGGACGCAAATGCGGTCCAAGGGACAAAATACAAACATTTAAATCTATCGGTTTACTCCATTCCAGTATAATGGCAGCTGCAGGAACACTCGCAACAGATGCACAAATCTTATTGGCAATAGGAGCAAATGCGTCCGCAACACAAATTTTAGGAACGAACACAGATATTTGGATATTAATGGCAGAGTCAGACATGGAAGTAGAGGCAGGAAGTGGGGTTGGTCTTGTCGCAAACTACGCAACCATCACAGCAAGTTATAAGCAATGGTTAGCAATGGTCGCAAGTCATAGGGCCGCCTTCTACGCAATCAACCAAAACCAAAATACATGGCAACTTGCCACGTCTCAATCAAAACTAAACGT